CTATATTTTCTTATCAGCTGGAACAACAGAAATAGCGATTATCTCTTCTGGAAAAAGTAAAAGGCTATTTAAATGAACAGTTTTAGAACCACTTGAAAAATCAACATCTTCAAGAACTATAACCTCATGTTCATTGAAAAAAGGAATATATTCTGTACTGACCCTATCTATATTTTTATAGCCTTCCTTACAGACAGAATTTAAAATATCTTGCATGTGGGTATATCCATCATTATCATATTGAACACTTTCATCATAATCTCTTGGAAGAGTTACTGTACCCTTTATGATACCAGCTGGAACAATAAAAATAACTTTTTGTTTATGATAGTTATCTTCAAATTTAATTCTTTGACGTAATTTGTGAATCAAAAAAGATTTTTTCATAAATATCTACCTCCTAAAAATTATATTAACAACATTATAGCTTTTAAGAGGTAAAAAATCAATAAAGGGGGAATGCTTATAGAATATTTAACATTTGAATGATAATTAAAAACTAATTGAATGGAGGTAAAATGGATAAGGAAAAAGAATTGATTATTGAATCTTTAAAAGAATTAACAGAAATTGTATCAGAACAAACAAAAGTTATTCTTAATTTAGCTACTGAAAATAACTTATTAGAGAAAAGAATTAAATCTTTAGAAAATAAAATGGAGTTTATAAAAGAGACTAAAGAAAAAGTAGCAGAATGTATATTTAGCTTAATAGGAAAATGGATAATACTTATTTTCGGTTTTAGTTTAGCAATTACTTTAATACTTTATATAAAGGGAGATATACCTATAATCAAATAGTAAGGAGAAGCAATGGAAGAAAACAAAAGTTTAATAACCTACAATGGAATGAAACTAGGAGTAACAATAAAAAATAATGAAATAGAAATAGAGATGGGAGAATTAGCAAAAGCTATTGGATACACAGATGTTAGAGGATTAAAAAAATTACTTGATACTAATCCAGAGTTAAAAAATAAAGAATTTTCTTATCTTAGAAAAGTAGATAGTATTGAAAATGGAGTGGTTAAGAAAAGAGAAAAAAGACTTTTTACAGAAGATGGGCTTTATGAAGTTACTATGTTAGCTAATACTGAAAATGCTAAAAAGTTTAGAAGATTTGTAAGAGAATTAATGAAGAAATATAGAAAGAATGAGTTAATTCTAAGAACTCCTACTTTACTTCCAGCACAACAAGCTCAACTTGATGAAATGGTTAGGCTAATAAAGGCAAGAGATGGAGAAATAGGAGATTTACTAGATTCGTTTGAAGCATTTCAAACATATTTAACAGATATAGAAGTTATTAAAGATGATGTAAAACTATTGATTGAGCTACATGATAAATTGGTTAAAGAAGTAAAAGAACTTAAAAAAGAGGTGTTTGGAACAGATGAGTAAGTATTTTCTTGATTTATTGACATTAAAAACAGAAATGAATTATAGAGGATACAGTGAAGCAACAAAGAAAAGCTATACACAAATAGTAGGTAACTTTTTAGAAATAACAGATAAAGAAATTATCAATATTACAAAAGAGGATGTGGTTAGATACTTAGATGAAAATATGAAGCTTTTAAAAAAGAATAGTAGAGCAGTTCATTTGAATGCTTTGGAGTTCTTTTTTGAAGAAGTGTTGGGACTAGATATAACAGTAAGTATAAAAAACTATAAGCGTGAATTTTTGGAAAAAACATTTATGACATTAGAACAATTTAATATTTTAAGTAATTCAGTTACTGAGAAAGAAAGGTTGATATATGAAATAATCAAGGAAACAGGCTTTAAAATAAAAGACATAGTAAATTTAAAAGTTGAGGATATAGTTTATGGGGATAAATCATATATAGGTATTCATAAGGTATCCAAAGAACTTTCAAGAGATATTCAAAAATATTGTGATAAGGAGATGATAGATGGAAAAATCTTTAATGTTTGTGAATATAGTATAAGAAGATGGAATAAAAAAGCAACAGAAAAATATTTAGGTGCAGAATATCAAATAAGTGATATTAGGCGTGCTTTGGCATTAGAACTATATATTAAAAGAGGTGATGAAGAAGGGGCAGTTAAATATTTAGGTTTAAAGACAGTGGAAGCAGTAAGACAATATTATAACAGAACAGGCAATAAATACTATAAAAAATAGGGACACCTCTCCGACCAAAGTTAGATGTCCCAATAGAAAAATAAATATGCTTAATTATAGCATAAAAGGAGAATGAATGGAAGAAAGAGAAAAATATTTAAAAGGAATGCTTGAATATTGCTATCAAAATAAAGAAAGTTTTAAAACAATGATAGCAAAGATAGAAAAGGAGTTAGCAGAATATGGAAGCAGTGGAGAAGAAAGTTACACAAATTAGAGATAATTTAGTGAGAATCCTTAATTTAAGGAAAGAAATGGTTGACTGTGAAATTTCTTGGCTACAAATGATTAGAACACTTAAACTTAGTCAATATGAAGCATTAAAATTTAAAAATGGTGAACTTCCAGAATTAGAGCAAGAGGCTTTAAAAATCTTAAAAAAGACACCTGAAAATATAAAGAATAGAGATAAAAAGTTTAAATTTTTTAATAAATTTTTGCTAGAAAAGGGAATAACAGCAACACAATTTTCAAAAGATGTGGGAGTTGATATAGATAAAATACATAGAATATTGAGAGAAATACCAGTTAATAGAGATTATGAAATAGAAAATAAAATAGAACAAGCAATAGGAGCAAAAATATTTTAAAGGGGGCTTTTTATGGACAAATATTATACATTACAAGACATAGAAAGACTCTTTAAGAAAACAAGAACAACAGCTTTAAAAATGGCACAAAATAAAGGCTGGATAGTTATAAAAGAAAAAGTAGATAAAGTATATAAAAATCTTTATTTAAGAGAAGAGGTAGATAGAGAACTAGGGATAATAGCTGATGAAAAAAAGGCTAAGATTAGGACCAGAACAGTAAAAAAGAATGAAGCAAAGAATATTGATGAATTACCTGATTGGAATCAAAGAGTGGCTAATTCAAGATATATACTTTGTATAAAATTAGAGGAGGCTTATGAAGAAAGACTAGAAAATAAAGATATAGTTATAAGAGAATTTGTAAAAAATGCAAGAGAAGAGTTTCCACAACAAATGGAGATTTTAAAAACTTTAACAGTACCTACTCTTCGTAGATGGTATGGAATATTTAAAAAAAATCGGGATAATCCATTAGCACTTGCCTCTGGACATGGAGCTAATAAAGGTTTAAGAAGAGTTAATAAAGAAGTATTAGAAATGACTAAAAAACTTTATTTCAGTAAGAATAAACCTCAAATGACTGTCGTTTGGCAGAAAATAGTGGAGATGTTTGGGATAGATGCAATTAGTTATGGTACTCTTAGAAACTTTTTAAATAATGATGTAAATATTATAGAAAAAGATAGAGCTAGAATGGGAGCAAAAGAATTTAAAGATGCTCACTCTACCTTTATAATAAGAGGTTTGCAAGATGTTAAAGCTGGTGATGTATGGATGGCAGATGGACACACACTAGACTTCCAATGTTATAGAGGAAAAAGGAAAAAAGCAAATAAACAAAGAGATTTTGGTAGACCTACTTTAATAGCTTGGTTAGATTTAAAAAGTAGAATGGTTGTTGGTTATACTTTATCCTGGACCGAAAACACAGAAGCAGTTGCAATAGCATTAAAAAGAGCTATCGAAAAGTATGGAGTACCTAAGAAAATTTATACTGATAATGGTAAGGCTTTTAAAAATAAAATCTTAAAAGGTACAGAAGAACTGGAAGGAATATATGCAAGTCTTGGAATAGAGGTAACACATGCAAAGCCTTATAATGCACAAGCCAAAGAAATAGAAAGATATTTCAGAGATTTAAAAGAAAATTTTTCTAAAATGTTTGGAACTTATTTAGGTGGAAATATTATGGAAAGACCTGAGCATATGAAAAGTTTTGCACAAACTAAAATGGCAAGGGGTGCATTATTAGAGCAAGAACAGGTAGAAATAGAACTAGCAAAATATATAGATTATAAAAATCATATGTTCTATGAAGTAAGAAGAGCAGGTGGTATGAAAGCACATAGAGGAAGAGGAATGGAAAACCGTACTCCTTTGGAAGTCTTCAATGAAGAGTATCCAGTTGAAAATAGAGTAATGCTTAGTGATGAAAAATTAAGAAGACTTTTCTTGTATGAAGAGATGAAAACAGTGCAACAAAATGGAATTACATTTATGGGAAATACCTATGAGCATGAGGCATTGTATTATCATCAAACTGAGCATGTAAGAATTAAATATGATCCTCATAATTTAAGTGAACTCTATGTTTACTTAGATACAGGAGAGTTTTTATGTAAAGCTAAAAAACTAGTGGCTGTTGGATTTAATGATATTACTGGAATCAAAATCAATAATTATAGAAAGAAAAAGATTAAGGAATATGGAGAAAAGATGTTTGATTTAACAGTAGCAATGAGAGATGATAGCAATATTTTAACAATGAAAGATGTAGCAGAAACTGAGGTTATAGAAGTAATTGAAGATAAATCGGGAAAGAAAAAGCAGTATATTGGTAATGGTTTATATGTTGAAATAGATTAAGTGAGGTATTAAATGAAGAAAATAATAGAAGATTTGGAAAAATTTGCAGAAGAAAACAATATAAGTTATGCAAAGATAGCAAAAGCTATAAATATAGGAAGTAGTACACTTTCAGAATTTAGAAGAGGTACATATACAGGAGATGTTAAGGCTTTAACTGAAAAAGTTGAAGCATTCTTAGAAAGACATAAAAAGAAAATGAGAAGAATAGACTTCTCAGTTGATACAGAAGTAAAGAAAAGAATTTTTTATGCAGCTGAGGTTATAGAAAATTATGTTGCTTCTAATGTAATGACTCAAACAATAGATTCAGCTAAAATAGCCTACATATATGGTCGTGCTGGAATAGGAAAAACTCATGCTTTAATGGAGTGGGCAAAACAATATAAAGGGAGAGCTTTATTTATAACAGCTGAAACTGGAATAACAGTGGTTGGGCTTATAAAGAAAATTGCTAGGGAATTGAGAATAGATGCTAATAATGGAAATAATACAGAATCAATTAAGCAAAGAATAAAGGATAGTGTAAAGTTTACTGAAACAATTATTGTAATTGATGAGGGAGAACATTTAAAACCAAGTATTATAGATATAGTTAGAAGTTTAGCGGACCAAACTGGTGTTGGAATAATAATAGCTGGAACAGAAGCATTAAAGAGTAAAATTTATTCTCAAACAAAGGGTTATGAATACCTTTATTCAAGAGCTGTAATAAATATGACTTTAAGAGAATTAAATATAGATGATGTAAGTAAAATAGTTAAAAAATTCTTAAAGAATGAAATTGATTTATATAGTGAAAAAGAGCTTCAAGAAATGATTAGTTATATTAATTTAACAGTTAGAGGCTCAGCAAGACAGTTGGCAAATTTACTTACATTAACTGGACATATATCAACAAATAATGTATCTGTTGATGGTAAATTGACACTGGACCAAATAAAAGCAGCTGTAACAATGTTGGCAATTAATTATTAATATGGAGGGAAAGATGAGAGATATTAAATTAACAGAAATAGCAAAACAAGAACTTATAAAAGAATATGGAGAAAAGGCAATAATAATAGATGATGAACTTAATCAACTTGCTAAATTATGGGTTAAAAGAAAAGACTATATAAAAGCCTTTAATAAGGGAAATTATAGTGCAAAAGAAAGATATATGGAAGTTGATAAGGAAATTAAAAAAATTATGAAAATTATAAATAAAAAAATTTAGTTTATATTAGTGTTAGCACAAAAAGTGTTATTTGACAGGAGGCTAAAATGTGGAAACTAGAAAAAGGGGATATTGTAAAGTGCTTTATACCAAATGATAATGAACTTACACTGGACAAAGAATATGAAATATTAGATGTAGATACAAGTATTAGCCAAGTGGAAGTTATTAACGATATGGGAAAAACAAAAAGTTATTTATGGGTAAGATTTGATAAGGAGGTACTATGAGTGATTGGGCTTTAGGTGGATTATGTTTAGCATTATTTATAGCAGGTTTTAATATAGGACAAGACTATAAAAAGGGATTTTTTGGAAGAAAAAAGCAGTATAAATATTATATAAGTGGATTCTATTCAATAGCAGGGATTATAACTTTTACAAGTTGGACATCTGAATTTAATGGAGAAATAACAAGTGAAGAACTAAAAAAAATTAAAGAAGTTGAAGAAAAAAAGATGAAAGATAAGTTTAAAACAAGTGATGCTACTTTTGGAATTATTTATATAAAAAAATTAAAGGACTAACTATGGAATTTAAAGATTTATATAAGATCAATGGAATACTTTATGTTTATAAATATAATAATGGAGTTTATGCAGTGTTAGAGGACATATTAACAGGTTATGAAGAATTTATAAGAATGGAGGAATTAGAACAATATGAGTACAAAAATATATTGTGAACATTGTGATACAGAAATTAAAGATGGAGAAGAATTTTTTGAAGCTTGTATGGGACAATTCTTTTGTAAAGATTGTGTGAAAGAAAGTAATGTAACATATTATTCAGTTGATTCAGAACCTATAGGCTCAGAAGATGAAGTGAATGTTTACTATAATCATAAGCAATTAAAAGAAGAACTTGAACATAAAATCAAATGGTGTGAAGACTGGATAAAAATATATAAAGATGACAATACAAAAGCTGGTAAATTGATATTAAATTTTTATAAAGAAAAAAAGAGAATATCCGAAGAACAATTAAAAGAATATTTTGAATAGGAGGCAGTTATGGATTTCAACAACCTAACAAATGAAGAAAAAGAAGCAATCAGAAAGGCAGTATTAGAGGAAGAAAAAGCTAAAGAAGCTAAAAGAAAAGAAAAAATAAAAGAATATAAAGGGATTGTAGATGAAACAGTAAAAGAAAACTTTACAAAAGTTGAGAAACTTGCTGAAACATTAAAAAATACTAAATTAGAAATTTTTAAAAGTTTTGAAGCTATCTTAGAATTAAAAGAAGAACTATATGGAATAAAAGAAACTCAAAGAAGCCACACTTTTACAACAAGTGACGGGAACTTTTCTATAATAATTGGACATAGAATAATAGATAGCTTTGATGATACTGTACATAGTGGAATAGCTAAGGTAAAAGACTATATTTCTAAATTAACAACTAATGAGCAACCAGAATTAGAAAAATTAATAGATCTACTATTGAAAAAGGACAAGAATGGAAACTTGAAAGCTTCAAGGGTATTGGAGTTAGAAGCTATTGCAAACGAAAATGGCAATGAAACATTACTTGAAGGGGTAAAAATAATAAAAGAAGCATATAAACCAAGCAAATCTAGCACTTATGTTGAAGCATATTATAAGGATAAAATGGGGAAAATGGTAAGTGTTCCATTGTCTATTACAAGTGTAATTGAGGAGAGAAATGGAGAAGATAAAGAACGGACAAATTAAATATATACATATTTTAAAAAGTAAATTGAATCTAAAAGATGAAAATTATAGAACTCTTTTGGAAAGTAAATTTAATAAAAAAACATCTAAGGATCTCAGCTCTAAACAAGCTGAGGTTCTTATAAAAATACTTGAAAGGCTAATAAACAACTATGCAACAGATAGACAGAAAAATAGATTCAATATTTTATATAACAAAGTTTATTACAAAAAGGACAAGCAAGAATTTATAGAGCAATACTTGGGCAAAGGAAAAACAGAAAATAATATGAATGTTCAGGAATGCAGTAAATTAATCTATGTTTTAGAAGAAATTGTTGAATGGCAAGAGAAAAGAAACAAAATTGGAGGAAGTAATGAATAAAAAAAATACTAAAAAGTTTAGAAAAAGAATACTAAATAATTACATAACAATTTTACCTTGTAAATTGACATATATTAGTTTTGATAATAGAGAATTACCAATGTTTACACATGAAAAACCTCTTAATTTAGGGCAAAATATAGTAGTAAAACAATTAATGAGAGGTAAAATAACAGGAAAAGTAAAATCTTTAAAAAGATTTAAATACCGTAAATGTCGAGGTTGGAAAATGTTAGTTGCAGTTAAAAATGTTGCTTATTTTACTTGTTTAAAATTTGGAGAGTGAGATAATGAAAGAAATCAATATAACAAGACATGCACTTATGAGATATGCTTCAAGAGTTTGTAAATATCAGATTATCAATGATAGAACATTTGATATTTGGAAAAAGCAAAATGAAGATAAGATAGAAGGACTAGAAACGGATTTAAAAACAGAATTTCAAGGAAGTGAGTACATCTGTACAGCAGCTTATGACACACATAAAAAAGCTGAATTTTTCATCAACAAAAATAAAATGATGACTTATGTAGTAGTGGGAGATAACATGGTAACTTGTTATCCAATAAATTATGATCTTAATGATGAAGGAAATAGAGCTATTTTAGAGGTATTATTGAATAATTTAAAAAGAGCTAGAATTGATGAAGATAACTTTGAAGATAAATATTTTAAAGAAAGAGATGACTTAAATAGAGAACTTGGATTACTTAAAGCTGAAAGTGAATTATTAAATTCTAAATTAAAGATTCTAAAAGAAAAACAAGTAAGAATTGAAGCAAGACAAAATGAAATAGCAGGAGAGCAGGTAGAACTAAGAAATATTATAAAAGTTGCTGAGGAAAAGATAGTGAGAAGTAAACTAGCTTTATAAGGAATAAAAATGGAAAGTCAAGAAGTTTTGGAACTTATAAGAGAAGCAAAAAAAGGAAATAATGAAGCTACAGAAACATTAATTGAAAGGTACTTGAACACTGTTAGAAAGATTAATTATAAGTGGGGAAATACAGATGACGGATTTCAAGAGGGAGTACTTGGAATCTACCAAGCTATTAAAACTTATAATGAAAGTTATAATACAAAGTTTATGACACATCTATATTTTCATATTGAAGCAAAAATAAGAAAATTCATTGATAAAGAAAGGTATAGAGTCCCTCAATATGTTATTGAAGGAATTAAAAAAGGAGAAAGAGAAAGATTATACTTTTCAGAACTAGAGAATTTTGAGATTGAGGATGAAAACATAGAAATAGATAACTTAGAAAATAAAGTTCTTGTAGAAAAGTTATTAAAGTATTGTACAAAACAAGAAAGAACAGTAATAAAATATTTATTTTTTGAAGATTATTCAGGAGAAGAAGTAGCTAAAAAACTTGGAATGTCAAGGCAGTGGGTACATAGTATAAAACATAGAGCATTTGAAAAAATTAGAGAAAATATTAAAAGTCCTAGAAATTTCTAGGGCTTTTTTTGTATATGTTTTTGACAAAACTTAGTAAATATAATACAATATACATCATAAATTTTATTAGGAGGGACAAAATGAAAAAAATTTTGTATGGAGTTATTGGAGTAATAGTAGTTATAATTTTGTTTTCAATGTTTGGAGGAAATGATAGTTCAATATCTAAATCCAATTCTGAACCAAGTAAAAAAGAGGAAACAAAAAAATATTTACAATTAGGGGAAACTGGGAAAAGTGGTTATTTTGAAGTAACTGTAAATTCAGTAGAAGTCGTAAATAGCAAAAAGATTGATGACTTTGAAAGTTTAAAACCTGAAAAAGATTCTAAGTACTTAATAATCAATATGACTTTTAAAAATGTTGATAAAGAAAGTAGAACAATCTTTGAAGGCTCTGTGTACATTGATTATAATGGTACCAAGTACGAATATGACCACACAGAAACATTCTTAGTTGATGGTTGGGGAGTTTTCTTTGATAAATTAAATCCTCTAACTTCTAAAACAACAAATATAGTTTATAAAATTCCTGCTGAAATAACAGGAGAAGCTGTATATAAAACTGGAAGTGGAGTAGATTTTAATCTAGGAACTATAAAATAATAATTAATAAAATATTTTTTGTTTCAAAGATAAAAAGGGCAAGTTAGATTGTCCTTTTTGTTTTTATAAAAATATTTCTTGACAAACAGTAATTAAAATTTTATAATAGGATATCCAATTTGGATATCCTATTATAAAAAGAAAGAGAGGTGACAGTAATGGAAAAAAAAGACAATCAGTTTAGAGTTAGACTAAGTCAGGAAGAAAACAATTTACTTGATTTATGTGCTAGAGAAACAATGTTAAAAAAATCAGATATAATTAGGTTAGGAATTAAAAATATAGCTGAAAAAGGAAAAAATGAAAAATATTTAGAGAAAATAAAAACTCTAAAATCTCTTTATGAAGAATGGAAAGTTTTAAAAGATGTTATTGCTAGTATAGCTATACAAAATGATCCATATTTTTCTCTATATAATCCTCCAACAAAGGGACTTAAAATTGCACAGATTCAAAGACAATTAAATTCTATTGAAGTTCAAGTGAAAGAACTATTATCAACTTCTGAGGATATGTTTGATAAAAAATCATCTGAAATAGATGAACATATTGAAGCAATGAAAGAAGAAATATTTGTGGCATATATACATATATTAATTGAAAAAGATAAAAGAATGCCACAAGAAAATCTGAAACCAAAAATAGAGGAATTTCAAAAACTAGCTGTAAAAAAAGTTTTTCTGATAGATGAAATTAAGAAATTCCTTATAAAAAAAGACTTGAAAGGGGGTAGAAAAATGTCTAAAGAAAATAATTATATCAATTTAAGTGAAGACTATGAACTTAATTATGCTTTAAAAAGAAATGGGAAAAGTGAAACTGAGCTTAATAGAAATCTCTTAAAAATAGAAATTGAAACTTATAAAATGGAAAACGATGTTTCTAATATTAGACATGATGAAGTAGATAAAATTATATCTAATTCTGATGGATATGAAGTAAAAGATTAAAAAGGACATTGTCCACCCTGAGAAAGTATACAATGTCCTAATGAGTAAGAAGTTTCCTACTTATGCAATATATTATAGCATATTAGGAAACTTCTATCAATTAATTTTGAAAGGAGTAAAATTATGAAAAAATTAGTTATAAAAGATAATTTAACAAGTTTAGAATTAGTGACTGAAATAAATAAGTTTAGAAAAAAAGAAGGAAATAAAAATGAACTTCTACATAAAAATCTTTTAACAATAATTCGTGATGAATTTGAAATAGAAATTTCACGGCTAGAAATTCAGCCGTCAACATATAAGAGTAGTAGAGGTAAAGAATATCCTTTATTTATCCTAACACTAAATCAGGCTAAGCAAGTTTTAATGAGAGAAAGTAAGTTTGTAAGAAGGGCAATAATCCAATATATAGAAAAGTTAGAACAAGCATTAAAAGGAACTGCTAAGGTGGAAATGACTAAACTACCTTTTGAATATAAAGTTGAAGTTAAAAATCAGTCTGAATTAATAAAAATATATCAAACTGAAAATAAAACTTATTATATTAAAGCTAAGGATTTATGGAGAAAGCTAGAAATTAACCAATATTTTAGAAGTTGGATAAATAAAAGAATAGAAAAATATGATTTTATTGAAGAATTTGACTTTATAAATATGAAAGATGACTATGCTTTAACATTGGATATGGTAAAAGAATTATGTATAATAGAAAACACTATAAATTCTAAGTTAATTAAAAAGTATATAATAATTTTTGAAAGACATTTAAAAGAAGAACAAATGTTAATGGTTGAGCAGATGAAAGAAAGATTTAAAAATAAAAAGGTAGCTTATATACTAAATCATAATAGTGCAGTAAGAAAATGTGCTAATGAAGTTATTGAATTTACTAATAGTTTAAATATAGGAAAAGTTATAACATCATTGAATAAGGAAAAAATTGTAAATTTATGTGTAATGTTGAAAGCCTATGCTTTTCCAATAGAAATGGATAAAAAATTTGGAATAAATGAAGATGGATTGATAGAATTTAATTACTATCCTATAATTCAAGTTTAAGGGGAGTTCATTATGAACTCCTTTTGTATTGTCAATTAAAGTAAAATATGTTAATATAATTAAGAGAAATACGACTAGGAGGAGAAAATGGCTAAGAAATATATAAGCGTAGCTCAAGCATCTAATAGGCTAAATGTTTCCATAGGGACGATATATAATTATTGTAAGACTGGCACATTAGGGTATAGGTGTATAAAAAATTCAAAAAGATATACTTGGCAGATTGACTTAGAAAGTTTAGAATTACTTGAAAAAAATAATTCACATAAAAGTATCCTCCAAGTTAAAAATGATTTTCAATATAGTTTATTTTAAGAGAGTTTTTAATTTTTAAACTCTCTTTTTTTATTGCAAATTTTATAAATATTACAAATATTACAACACATAAAAAAGAAAAAAGTTATAACAATATAGAAACAAAAATGGAGGTGCTTTATGGATTTAGAGTTATTAAAAGCTAAAAAGCTATATGCACAAGGAAAAACAGCAAAAGAAATAGCTAGTGCTTTAAATAAATCATTAGGCACTATCTATCGTTGGATAAAAGATAACAAAGAAGAATTTGAAGAAGCTAGGAAACTAGCAGGAATGACTTTAGATGATGTAGTTGATTTACTTGATGAAACTCACAAAAAAATATTAATAGAAATCTCTAAAAATCCTGAACAATTTCGAGATCCAAAAACTGCGGATGCTTTGGTCAAAGTTGCAAGTGTTGTAGAGAAAGTAACAGCAAGAAGTGAAAAGAAAAAAGAACAAGCTAAAAAAGAAGTTGAAGAAGAAAGAGGGGTGTTGATAGTTGATAATCTCTAAGAAAAAAAGGGAAATTAAACAAGTATCAGAAGTATTAACACCAAAATTTCATGAAGTTTATAAAGCTTGGAAAAGTAACAAGTATACAAAAATAGTTTGTAAAGGTGGAAGAGGATCAGCTAAATCAAGTAATATAGCTTTAATGCTAACACTTGATTTAATTAGAAATCCTATAAATATAGTTTGTATTAGAAAAGTTGGTGAAACTTTAAAGAAGTCTGTTTATGAGCAAATAAAATGGGCAATTAAGCAATTAGGAGTTGAAGACTACTTTGAATATAAGTTAAGCCCCTTAGAAATCAGATACACAGAGAGAGGAAATAAATTTATATTTATGGGAGTTGATGATCCACAAAAAAGTAAATCAATAGTTGATTCAAGTTTTCCAATTACAGAATATTGGTTTGAGGAATTAGCCGAATTTAAAAATGAAGATGAAGTAGAAATGGTACTTGATTCAATATATAGAGGAAAGTTAAAAGATAATTTAAGGTATAAAGGTTTTTTCTCATATAACCCACCCAAAATGAAGCATAATTGGGTAAATAAGAAATACGAATATACTTTTAAAGAAGATGATGAAATATTTGTACATCACTCAACTTATCTAGACAATCCATTTATTTCAGATGATTTTGTAAAAAGAGCTGAAACAGTAAAGTTAAATAACCCTATGAAATACAAACATACATACTTAGGAGAACCTATTGGAAATGGAATAGTTCCTTTTGATAATTTAGAAATTAGAACTATTAGTAATGAAGAAATAAAAGGGCTAGATAGATTTAGAAATGGAGTTGACTGGGGATATGGAGTTGATCCAATGGCATTTGTTCGTTGGGGATATGATAAGAAAAAGAGAATAATCTATGCTATTGATGAGTTTTTTGGAGTAGGAATTAAAAATAGAGAGTTAGCTGCTTTTATCATATCAAAGAATTATGATGAATTAATTATGTGTGATAGTGCTGAACCAAAAAGTATAGATGAACTTAGAGAATATGATATCAGTGCTGCAGGAGCTAAAAAAGGAGCTGGAAGTGTTGAGTATGGAGAAAAATGGCTTGCTGATTTAGAGGCAATAGTAATTGATCCAAAAAGAACACCAAATATTTCTCGGGAGTTTGAAATGATAGATTATGCAACTGATAGAGATGGAAATGCTTTACCTCGTTTAGAAGATAAGAATAATCACAGTATAGATGCAACTAGGTATGCTTTTTCAAATGATATGAAAAAAGGAAAGTATGTTTATGAGTGTTAGAGAATGGATAAAAAAATGGTTTTTTAAAGATTGTTCAGTGATGACAGATGACAATGTAAATTTTAATCCAACCGATTATACAGCGAATATAGAATATAAAGCAGCCTTTATGCTTCCAATGTCCAAAAAAATTCAAGCTTGCCAAAATATAGCTATGGCAGTTTATAAAAAGACAAAAGATGGAAAAGGAAAGGATTTAGTTAAAGAACATGTGCTAAATGATTTGTTCAATATGATAAATCCTAATACTTCCTTTCAAGATTTTCTTGATTATCTCCTTGTATGGCTAGAAGGCAGTGATAATGGAGTTCTTTTAGAAGTTATAAAAGGAATCCCTTCTTTAAGACCTGACTTATATGTTCATTCCCCTTCAAATTTTACTGTCTATTTTGAAGGTAGAAGAATAAGGGAAATAAGAATAAATAATCCATATAGATCAATTGTAGGAGATGAATTAAAAAACTACATGTGGATAAGAAGTCCAAACTATTTGAATATAATAGATGGGGTAAATTCTAGTGGTATAGGAAGTGGATATACAAAGCATAATTCTATGGCTATGTATGGAGCATATAGTGAACAAGCTTGGAAATGGAACTGGAGTCTTGCTAAAAATCTTGGGAAACCAGGAGGAATTTTACAAACCGAGGGAGTTGTAGACAAAGAAGATAGAGAAGAAATAAAAGCAAGATATTCAGCACATTATGGTGGTTCTGACAATGCAGGAAAGCCTATTGTACTTGGTTCTGGATTAAAATACCAAGACACTTCAAGAGCACCAATTGACAGTGATTGGTCTACTGCTGAGCAAAAAGCACATGAAAGAGCAGCATTGGCAAGTGGAGTTCCTGCCGAACTTGTTGGAGGTGGAGAAAGTACATATCAGAATAGAAAACAAGCTAAAAAAGAACTCTATCGTGAAGCAGTTATTCCGTTTTTCAACAAATTGAAAAGTTGGTTAAATTATTTATTTTCTGACTATTTAAAAAATGGCGAGTTCATTGACTATGATTTAAGTGGAGCAGATGAGCTTAAAGAAGACATTGGAGATGTCATAACAAAACTTGAACCTTTGAAAGATAGATTGACTATAAATGAATATAGAAAAATAGTATCTTTATTAACTGATTTAAGTTTAGGAGATGTTGAAGGTGGAGATGTTCTTTTAGTAAATAGTGGAGTAGCAACACTTGATGAAACAATAACTCCAACAACAACCGAAGGAGAGGAAGTTGATGATATTTGAAAAAGGAAGTTAAGAAAATAAGAACTTTGAAACTATTGGAAAAACGATTAACTGCAAGAAATAAAAAAATAATAGATAAAATTTTTAATGAATTTAAAGAAAAAATTGTAATTGATAATGCTAGTAAAAATGATTTAAAAATTATTATTGACATAGATTATGAATGGTTAAGAAGAAAAATAAAGAGTGGTTTAGAAACACTATATACTTTTACATTCGAGAGTACTTTAAAAAGCTTTCAAAACATATACAATAAAAAAATTAAAAGTAACACAATGAAAGGAATAAAAGATTATTTCTTAAAAAAATGGAATAAAAAAAATGCTGCAAAGCAAGCAACTAGAATTAGTAAAACCACTCAAATAAAATTAAATAAAATTATTACAACTAGTCAAGAGGAAGGAATAAGTCATAATGAAATGGTTGAAAAAATAGTAAAGGAAGTTAATGGAATGACTGCACAGAGAGCAAGTACAATCGCTCGGACAGAAACAAGTAAATCTATAAATGCAACAAGTTTTGAAACAGCAAAAGGAATAATGAAGGAAAAATGCTGGATTCATGTTGGTGGAAAAAAGATGTATAGAATTCATCATAAAGCTATTAGTGGAAAATGGGTTGATATTAATTATAAATGGAAGCTACAAGATGGAGTAGAGGCACTCTATCCACATGAAGATGGACTTCCAGCATCAGAAGTTGTTCGTTGTTCTTGTTTAATAATTTTTAGATAAAGGAGATAAAATGCCAAAAAGAAAAAAATATAAAATAAAATTTTCTGATGAAGTTTTAAATTTTAGATGTAATCTTACAGAATTTAAAGAAGATAAAAAAACTAGAGGGAAATTTAAAGGGCTTCTAGTTAATATGCAAGGAGATAACACAGCAAAAGGTATTTACAGATTTAAAACTGGAAGTATGAAAAAAAATGATGGTAAAAAATTATTTTTGCAATATAACCATGAGGGCTCTCTAATCCCAATTGGAACTTTAATTGGAAAAGAAACTAAGGAAGGTTTTGAAGTAGAAGGAACATTTCACTTACAGAAAGATGAAAGTGGAGCATATATAAATCCTGAAGCAATGAAAGTTTATTCACTGATGAAGGACTTAGGTGCAGAATTTGAGATGTCTGTTGGTGGAGTTATGACAAAGTATAAAGATTATGTTGAAGATGGAAAATATTATATTGATATTTTAGAATTTGATGCTTATGAAGGAAGTTTAACGCCTAAAGCAGCAGTTCCAGGAAGCAGAGTAACAAGAGTTTTTGGAGAAGAAAATATAGGAGGAAATAAAATGGGAAAAGACGAATTAATTGCATTATTTACAGGAATTTTAGAAACATTTAAAGCAGATTTATTAAAGGCAGGGACAGATGAAGAAATAGCAAAATTGCCTGGTCAATTCTCAAAACTTACAGAAGAATTTAATGGGTTAAAAGATAGTTTAGAAAAAGATTTAAAAGAAAATTTTTCTAAACAAATTAATGAATTAAATGATGTATTAAAAGGATTAAAAGCAGATTTTAAAGCAACTGAAGAAGAAGTAGATGATGCAGTGCAATTTAAAGCAATGTTGCTAAATGTTAAAGATAATGGTCAAAAAAGTGAAATTGTCTTTAATGAAGACAGTAAATTAGAATTTAAAGATATGACAGTTGGAGATGGTAAAACAGGTTCTACTACAGGAAAAGCAATAGTAACAACAACAATAGTAAAAAAGATTTTAGAGAGAATACAAGATTCTAATCCAGTTCTAAAAGATATAACATTTATTACTACTGATGATGCGGGGATAACAATTCCAAGAGAAATGGCTGGTTTACCTGAAGTTGGATGGGTAGGAGAAGTTGAAGAAAGAAAAGATACTGCTGTAACAAAAGTTGAAAATATAACTGTAAATATATTTCAATTATATGCTTTACCTGTTGTTACAAATAAGCTTTTAGCAACAAATTATGTTGGTTATGCAACATTCTTATTAAAGAGAGTAGAATATGCTCTTGGCTTGAAGTTAGCAGATTCTGTTTTTAACGGAAGTGGTACAAATATGCCATTAGGAATTTTACAGGATACTGCTGTAACAAATCAACAAGAAATTGACACATCTGATGATGCAAAATTTATAGAAAGTATAATAGATATCTATTATTCAATTCCTACTGATGTTGCTAAAGAATCAAACTGGTATATAAGAAGAGAAACATGGCAACAAATTAGTAAATTAAAAAATACTAACAAAGATTTTTACATAACAGATTTAAACACAGGAAATACAAGAACATTAATGTCAAGACCTGTTGAATTAGTAGAATCAGAAGGTTCTGGATTAAAAACATTAAAAGAAGCAGTTGCAATAACAGATCCAGTTATGGTTTTTGGAAATGTTAAAGAAGGACTTTTAGGAATAGAAAATCCAAAGATGACTATGAAACTAGAAGATCAAATAACATCAAAAGGGCTAACTAAATATTATATGGAAAAAGGTGTAGGTGTTGGAGTACAACTTCCTGAATATTTTGTAAAAGTAGTGAAAAAAGCCTAGTAAAAAAGCTCCTGGTATTTCTATATCAGGAGCTAAAAATAGGAGTAAGCGATGGATAAAGAATTAGGATATGACTTAAATATAGCTAAAAGCCTTACAGGAATAGAAGATGAGGAGCTTTTAAAATTTTATATAAATAGTGTAATTCTTAAAATCGAAAGGATTATAGGTTATAAGCTATTAAAAGCCAAAATAACAAATTTGATTAGTGGACTTAATACAAATTATGTATTTCTTCCTGAAAAGAAAATTGAACAGGTTTTGAACGTTAATAGAGGCTGTAAAATACTTCCATTTAGTTATATTAACAGAAAAGTAATTTTTGATGAAATAATTTCTAAAAATTCTTATGTTGAAATTCAATATATTGCTGGGTATGATGAAATCCCTTCAGATGTTCTTCTTTTTATTTGTTCAATAATTAAAGAGAATATAACAAATGAAGATGGATTAAAATCTTATGCTATAAGAGGAATAAGCTATACTTTTCTCAATAAAATAGAACAGTCAGACAATTTTGTAAGAGGAGTAAGAGATTTATTTGGGGTTGTAGAAATATGACAATTTTAGATATTTGTAAAGAAATTGACTACTTAGCTAATCATAGAGTTGAAATTGGAATTCTAGCTATTGATAAAGATAAAAAAGGAAAAGAGAATAAAGCTACAATTCTTCAGTATGCTATATGGAATGAATTTGGAACTAAATATATTCCTGCTAGACCATTTATGCGTAATACTTTGGATAATAACAAAGAAGCTATAAGTAAATTAATAAAAAATGCTGTTGCTGATGTTGCAAAAGGTAGTATAAAAGGAAAAGAAGCTCTTATGAGAATTGGTGAAGATATAAGAGGAAAGGTTATAGTAAGTATTGCAACAGCAGGGCAATGGGCTGTAGCAAATGCAAAAAGTACTCTAAGAATAAAAACTAAAGATGGTCAAATTAATAATACAAAACCACTTCTTGACAACAGATTTCTAATAAAATCTATCAGGTATCAAATAGTTGATAAGAATGGTTCAAATATCTATTTAAGTGAGTTCAAGGATGTGTAGGGATGGATAATGTTATTTTGTTAAATAAACATAAAAGAAATATAAAGGTTATTTCAAAAAATGGAAAGTGGGAAAAAGGAAAATATATAGAAAGTACAGTAGAAAAAACAATAAAAGGTGTGTATATGCCAGTATCTACGGATTCTCTAAAATATTATCCACAAGGTTCTATTACATTAGAAGATAGAGAGTTATTTACAAAGGAACTATTAAAAAATGAAGATATAGTTCTAATAAATAATGAAGAATTTAAAATAGTTGAATCAACTGATTTTGAGTATTTGGCAGATATAAAAATATATCTTTTAAGAAGGAGTACAAAAGATGATTAATAGGATTATTGATCTCTTAAATAAAATAGGGGATTTTCAAATAATTCCAGCTTATTCAGAGCATAAACCACCTGAAAAGCCTTACTCAACATATTCTATTATTAGCTTAAATAGTAAAGATTTTTTTGGAGAACATGAAAATAAATATGTAGAAAAAGAGAATATGTATCTTGAAACTACACAATACAGAATGTTAGGAAGAGTACAATTTGATATTTATTGTAATAGTCAAGATGAAACAATTGAAAAAGCTACTAATTTAAGAGAGATTATTCTTTTTAAATTAAGATATGAGTGGAATAGAATTGGAGTTGGAATTGTAAAACATTCTGAAATAAAGAATCTAAATGAAATTATAAATTCTAAATATGAGTATAGAAGTAGTTTTGACATAGTATTTGAATACATAAAATCAACAAAAGAAAGGGAAGTTACAATTGTAAATGAAATTGAACTAATTGCTAATGAACAAAAAAGGAGGAAGTAAATGAGTAACATATATAGAGAGCCTATAAAAGTTATTGTGGAAAAAGAAGTAGCCTTAACAGTAGCATCTTTAAATAAAGTGCTAATAGTAACTGATGATAAGAATGCTGATTTTAAATATTACAACAATTCCAAAGATGTAGCGACAGACTTTGGGAATAATTCAAAAGTTTATAAACTTGTAGAAGCATTTTTAGGACAGAAAGATGGTGATGGGAATATTCTTAAACCAGATTTTTTTGGAATAGTTGGAGTAGAAATTGCAGAAAAAGCAAAAGCTGGTGAAAAGTTAAAGGAAGTTTTAAATGAGAATTTAGATAAAGAATGGTATGCTTTTCTGACAACTTTTGATAGTACAGATACTATTAAAAAGATTAGACCTTTTTTAACTGAAAACAGAAGAATTTACATAACAGAGGTAAAAGCTTATCCAATAGAAGATGCAATGAAAAGTGATAGAATTATAGCTTTTTGGTCTCCTAAAATGGATATTGAAGAAAATAGAGAGTATAAAGCCGCTTCTTATGCAGGGGTTGTAATAACAAAAGGGGCAGGTTATAGAGTTTCATTAATTGAATTAGCTGGTGTCACAGCTGATACAGAACTTTCTAAAAAAGTGGAGCTAACTAAAAATAATATAACTTTTCCTGAAAAAAGAACCTCTGAAAATTACATAGTTGCAAATGGAGGAAAAGCACTTGATGGAACTTATCTTGATGAAACAAGTGCACTAGATTGCATAATTGTAAATATGAATGAAAACCTTGAAAAAGTCTTAATAAAAAAAGGTTTTAAACAAGATGATAGAGGTTATGCACTTATAGAAGAGACTCTTCATAAAGTTATGAAAGAGATGGGAGAGCAAGATCTAATAGCTATAAAAGATGAAAAATATGAATATATAGTTTATCCAGTAACTCAAACAAATACTGAAAGAGAGCAAAGACTTGTTAGACCAAGAGTTTTATTTAGATTGGCAGAATGGGGATATTTTGTAGACTTAACTTTACAAAAAACATTTAAGGATATAGGTGGTAAATAATGGCTAATTTAGTAGATTTAAGTAAAAAAATACTAATATTTAATGGATACACATTAAAAGATATTAGAAAAATAACAATTGCAGCACCAGAAGACAGATATAAAAAATCTGAAAAGTCTCTTACTGGGAAAAGAAGAATTCTATATTCACCTGATCCAAACTTAGATATAACAGTTACTGTTCCTGTTGGCACTGAGGATGAAAAAGTTTTATTAACTGCTTCAGATGCAGTAATAAAAGGAACAGGATATTTTAGAGATTCTTCTGTTGAAAAATATAGCAGAGGAGTTTCTATTGAAGAAATGGCTGTTAATAAAGGTGAACTTACTGGTGATGGTGAATCGGATGAAAGAGAATTTACATTAGTTTGTACAGGAGTAACAGAGGTGATGATTTAATGCAAAATACAGATAAGAAAAAAGATTTTTTAAAATCTTTGGAAGATAAAAAAGTATCAAATGTGGTATTTAAACCAGAAGGATTAGGAGCACTTGAGTTTGATATAGTGATGACAGGGAAAAATTTTGAAACTACTTCTATTCCTTTTAGAATTGAAAGAATCTCTACAGACTCATTTCTAAAATTTTTAGATTTAAAAAGTGATATAGAAAGAGCTGAAAAAATTCTATTAAATTTCATAGCATTTCCTATTGAAGCAAGAGATAAAGAGTATTTTAATTTAGATATGGAAGCAATGACAAATATATCTACATTAATTGTTGACTTTCAACAAACTCCCTTTCTATACATTGAAAGCTTTAGAGAAAGAAAGACAGAATAAGCAGAAATTATTTGATATAGCTTTTGAAAGTAAAGTTAACTATTTCAAAAAATCTTTTGAAGAATTATGTATAGAAGAAAGGATGCTTTTAGAAGTAGCTTGGAATAATTATGCTGAAAGAAAAAATAAATAAGGAGGAGAAGTTAGATGTTAGAGCAGTTAGCACTAAGTTTTAAAGTTATAGGTAATGGCTTAGAAAGTATGAAAAAAATAGATGTACAACTAAGTACATTAAAAAATAAACTAAGTACATTTCAATCAAAACTTAGTAATTTTAGAAATAAAATAGGCTCTATCTTTAGTCAGATAAAGAATAAAATAACTTCTTCTATGAGTGGAGCTTTTTCAAGAATCAATAATGGTTTGAATAGTGTTCGAAGAGGCTTTAAAAGGTTTGGAAATTATGCTGTGCAACAATTTGAACGAAGTAAACAAAAAGCCAATGGTTTAATGGGAGTCTTTAAAAAATTATTAGGAATGATTGCAGCAGGAATTACTATAAAAGCTTCAATAGATGGAGCAAGTAGTATGGAACAGTTTAGAAATACATTAGAAACTGTATTAAAAGATCCTAATAAGGCAAGGAAAAAATTAGCCTGGGCAAATAGATTTGCAAATAAAACTCCTTTTGAAAGTCAAGAAGTTGTAGAAGGGATGACTAAGTTACAGTCTTATGGGATAGAAGGAGATAGAATACTTAAAACTACAAATAGGACTTATCTTGAAATGATAGGAGATATGGCAAGTGGTATGGGGAAAAGTTTTGACCAGGCTATAGAAGCTGTTGCAGATGCTCGGACAGGAGAACTTGAAAGATTAAAAGAATTTGGTATTACAAAAAATATGATCGCTGATTTTGGAAAGAGTCAAGGAATAGAGATTTTCAACAATAAAGGTCAAATAAAGGATATGGAACTATTCAATAAAACACTATTTGAAATGATGAACTCAAGATTTGGTGGAGCAATGGAAAAACAAGCTAAAACTTTCAAAGGAGGATTATCTACAATTAGTGGTGCTTTTAAATCTGGACTTGCAACTTTAGCAGGAGTAAATGAATTTGGAGATATTGTTGATAATTCACCTTTCCAAATATTAAAAGATAAAGTAATAATACCTTTTTCTGAACTTTTAGTAAAACTACAAGAAGATGGAACATTTACAAAATGGGCAGAAAATTTAGCAAGTGTATTTGAAGAAATAGTTAATATTGGTGGGAAAGTAATAGATTTTGTTGTTAGATGGAAAGAAGTTTTAATCCCATTAACAACTGCCTTCGCTGGAATGTTAATTATACATGAAGTTGTTAAAGGAATAGGTGCATTAAAAAATGCAATGAGTTTTACGATGAATCCGTATATGTTGGCAATAGGAGCAGCAATAGCTATTGGCGTTTTACTATATAGAAACTGGGATTTAATAAAAGCTAAATTTTTGGAATTTAAAGATTATCTTTATTCAAAAATACAAGATATTAAGAATTTCTTTATAGAATTAAAAAACAAAGTTGTATTAGCATTTTTTAGTATGATTGATTGTATCAAATCTTTTGGTGAAAAATTAAAGAATTTCTTCATAAAAATAAAAGATAAATTAAAAGCTTTTGGTTTAGCTTTATGGGAGCTTGGAAAAAGAATATTTATGCTTTTCAGTCCATTTGGTTGGATAATTAGGATAGGCAAGCTAATTATGGAAAACTGGGATTTAATAAAAGCTAAGTTTTCAGAATTAGGAAGTTATCTATATTCAAAGATATTGGATATTGTCAATTTTTTTGTAAGTTTAAAAGATAAAACAATAGGTATATTTTTAAAACTTGTAGAAATGTTAAAAGGTGTGTGGGATACAATAAAATCTACAGCTTCAGCAGCATTTGACTTTATCTTAGATTATGTTAATCAGATATGGGAGAAAATAAAAGGATTCTTTTCAAATCTTGGAAGTAAAATAAAATCTTTACCAGGAATTAGAGTTTTCTTTAAAGAAGAAAAAGATGGAGAAAAAGATAATATAGATGGAAGTCATAGGTCAGGACTAAGTTATGTCCCAAGAGATGGGTATGTTGCAGAACTTCATGAGGGCGAAAGAGTTCTTACAAAAGAAGAAAATTCTAACTATAGAAAAAAAACTTTTTTCAAAGGGGTTAAAGAAAAAATAGAAGCAACATTCAGTCCAAATTTTGTAATAGATAATGATGAAAATGTTATAGAAAATAAAACAAGAAATGAAAATAATAATTTAGTTATAACAAATTCAAAATCAACAAGTAACTATAAAAATAATGGAAAAGCTGTTAATTTAACTATCCATTTTCATATAAAAGAAGCTTTAAAAAATGAAGTTGATTATAACAAAATAGCAGAAATGATAGTTGAAAAATTTGAAGAAATAGAGTTACAAGGAGAAATAGCTAGGGGGAATATTTAATGTTTTCTATAAAAGATTTAATGGGAAAAGCAAATAATTTTTTAAATTCTATTAATTCAGTTAATGGTAAAACAGGGAATTTAGTGAAAGAAGTCCCCCCTATAATCTTAGGAAATATAAATCTTGAATTAGTATCAGATATTAGTGAAAGTTATCAAAATGATGTTCCAGTTATTCCAATAGATGATGGAACACAAATTTCTGATAATATTTCACAAAACCCATTAACTCTTTCTTTTAAAGTTCAGCTTGCTGGAGATAATCATAAAGAAATTTTTGAAAAAATTCTACAAATGAGGGATAAAAGACAACTCGTAGACTTATATATGATTAAACTTTATAAAAATCTTGCAATAACTGGAATAGAGGTTACTATTGAATCATTATATTATATTGAGTTTACAATTTCTTTTGTGCAAGTACAAATTGCTAATATACAAATGATACCATCACCAAGTAAAAAAGCTAAACCAGTTGTTTCTAAAAAGACAAAAATAAAAACAAAAGCTAAAAAAGGAAGTATTTCTAAAACAAATGTTTCTAAGATAAATAAAGGAAATAATAGTTGGGAAGGAGATTTACAGAGTGAAAGTATTAAATTACCAAGTTCCTAAAAGAGGTAGAGAATGAAAATAACAATTTTGAAAGACTCTATTCCTTATTCAACAGATGTAACAATTAAAGATAGAACATACCAATTTGAATTTATTTTTAATAGTTATGACAGAAGAGTTTATATAAATTTATATGATATGGATGGAGTATTAATATATGCTAACGAACCAATTATGTTTGGGATTCCATTATGGTTTAATAGGCTTGTAGATGAAAAAGCTAATTTTAATCATAATTTTCCAGAAGTATATATAATTCCAAACACAATTGATAGAACAATTAAAAAGATTACTTTTGATAATATAGATGAAGTAGAACTTATAGTGGAGGATTAATTATGCAAACCTTTATTGCAAATAGACCTCTTTTTCCAAGAAATAGTTTTTTAGTTATAAATGATGTTAAGCTAAATGATCACAATAACAATGGACTAAAATTTACTGTTGAAGCAAAGAGTGGAGAAGAAGGGAAAGTAGGGACAGCTACTATAAAAATATATAATTTAAGTCAAGAAATAATTGTTGGTTCAGAGATAGAATTGTGGTTTGGTTATGACACTGATGTAGGTTATTACTCAAAGTATGAAGTAATAAAAAAGAAAACTATGAAAGAAGATGCTTCTTTTATACAAGAATTAATATGTTCTGAAAGGACTAAGAAAAGTAGTAAATTAATATCTGTTAGCATAGATGGGAATGTAAAAATATCTGATGCTATAAAAGAAGTTGTAAAAAATATGGGACTTAATTTAATAAGTATGGAATTACAAAAAGATAAAACTTATACAAATGGCTATACATGCTATAATCAAGGCTTTAATGAGTTAAAAGAACTTGTGGAAGATTCAAATAGTAAGATGACTCTAAAAGGTGATGATTTATATATTTATACAGATAAACAAAATAATTATTCTATTTATTTAAGTTTTGAATCAGGGTTAATTCAAAATCCTGAAGAAGTGGAAAAACAAGAGAAAGAAAGTAAAATTAATAAAAAATCTGACAATAAAAAAGAAGAAAAATGGGGAAAAGAAAAAAAGAAAAAAACTATAAAAGAAGGAAATAAATATGACTATTCAATAGAATGTTTTCCAATACATTATTTAAAAAAGGGAGACATACTTTATGTTTCAAGTGATAAGTTAGAAAGTTTTGTTCAAATAGAAGAGGTTGATTTAAGTTTAAGTGATGACTGGAATATGAAATTAGGAGTAAAGATTGTAAATGATGGAGGAAATAAAAATAATCTTAGTAAAAATTCAAAAAATTAGAGAAGGGAGATTTGTAGATGCAATTCCTTTATTTTCACCAAATGGAGTTGCTTTACCAGTTTTAAGAAATGTCCCAGTAGCTCTTTTTGGAAATTCAAAAGATCATATAGATTGGAATATAACGGTAGGGGATATTATGCCATATTTTATATTGACATATGATATTTCTTCTTACATTAGTCAAGGTTCTTTAGAAAATATGGATTCAAACAGAAGAAATAATCTAAATAATGGATTTATATTACCTTTCACTATACCTAATATGACAGAAAAATTACAATTTCCTGATGATATAAGAATAATTGGAAATCGTTTAGAAAAAGGAAATGTTGATTTAACAGGTGATTCAACTCAAAAAGGAGAAGTGAATATAACTGGGAATACGAACCAAAAAGGAAATACTACTCAAACTGGGAATATACAAACGACTGGATCAGTATCTGCTACGGAAGATGTCCAAGCAGGAGACAAGAGTTTGAAAAAACATAGACATAATGGAGTTACTTCAGGAAATCAGACTTCAGGAGGAGTTGTATAATGAAAGCTCTTAAAATGAATGATGGAGATATTGTATTTGGATATGTTACAGAAATTGATGAATTCTGGCAAAGAGTAGTAAATTCTTTAAAAATATACAATATTGAATGTTTTTATAATGAAAGTTTAGGTTTAGATATAAAGATGATAGATGAACAAAAAATATCAATTTATAAGCTAGAACACATAACTTCAAAATTAAAAGAATGGTATAAAAATGAGATTGAATCAATAGATTATGAAATTATTTCAGAGAAAGAAAGAACACTTAAAGCAATTTTAAAAATAACTCATAAAGAATATAGTAAATTAGAAAAGGAGGTAATAATAAGTGGAAAAGCTAGAAACTAAAGGTTTTAATGGACTTATGGAAATGGCACAACAAGAAGCACAGAAAAAAGAAAATTTTGGCTCAGACTTTAATGTTTCTGATACAGGAGATTACTATAAGCTAATAGCTCCTTTCATTTATTTATGCACTTACTTAGAGGATAAAATAATTTCTGTTGCAAGAGGACTTAATATTTACACAGCACAGGGAACTGAACTAGATAATTTATTATATTTTTTTCCTAGAAGGCTTGGAGCAAAATCTTTCTTAAGATGTAGAATTACAGCAACTCAATTTGTTGATGTTTCTGAAAGGGAAATATTAATTCAATCAGAAAATGGGGTGAAGTTTGAAAATATTGAAGCTTTTGAAATAGATTCTTCGAAAATTAAATTAATAACCTTTCAAAGTGTGTTCGAGGGACAGAATTCTAATATTCAAAAAAATAAAATTGAAAAGGTTTTGAAAGCTCCAGCTTATATTATAGATGTACAAAACTTAGAAGTAGCAGAAGGTGGATTAGATGCAGAAACTGACTATGAATATTTAAAAAGATATTTGGCAGTAAATGGGACAGGAGATTGGAATTTACAGCCTGTCTTAAATGCAATAAGAAAGCTACAAGGTGTAAAAAGTGCAAATGGAATTAGAAATAATACATTAGTTACTGATAAATATGGAGTTCCAGCAAAATCTATTTGGATAGTTGTAGATGGAGGAATTAAAGAAGAAATTGCTCAAACAATTTATAAATATATACATACACCAGATACAAAAGGATCTATTGAAGTAAAAGTTCCAACTTCTGTAACTAATCATGAAGAGTTAATCAGATTTGATAGACCACAAGAAGTAGAAATAGAATATAACTTGATTATTAAAAGTCCTGATGAACTAAAAATAAATAATTTATTAAAAGACTATATAAATAATTCGGGGCTTGGTGCTTTACTTTCACCAGGAACATTTTTATCTGAATGGATGTGTGGGAAAGGCTTTAAATACACAGACTTTGAATTAAAATTTAGAAAGAAAAATACTCTTGAATGGAAAATATCACTTCAATTAGAGTTTAACGAGATTCCTAAAAAAATCTAGGAGGAAATATGATAGATGAAGTAATTGAAGGATTACCTTTGCACTTTCAAAAAGAAAATAACATAAAAATTTATAAGACATTAGAGCCTGTCATTTCATATATTGACAGTTTAGTTGAAAATTTAAAAAATCAAACATCTCTTCTTAAATGCAGTGGAATTTTTCTTGATTTTATGGGAGAACGGTACGAAGAAAAGAGAAATTTAAGGGAAGATGAAGAATATAGACAAGCTTTAATAATAAAGAAATTAGCATTAGAAGGTTTTCCAAATACTGAATTTTTGTTAAACATAACAAGGGAATTAACAAAAAATGAAGTTACAAAAATAGAAACAAGATATAAAAATGAAGTTGCAAGTCAGTTATTTAGGCTAAACATGGTTGACAAAATTAAAAATGTTAATCTAATGCCTGATCTCAACAAAATTTGTGAAGCTGGAGCAAAAATGTATTGGGATTTAGAAATCATTAATAATTCATCTGAGATTAGGAGTTTTAGTTTAATTGAAAGTATAAAGAAAATTGAAATAACAGCAGATTTTAATCTAAATCAGACTATGAAAATAACTTCGGAATCAAACATGAATAATTCAATAGGTTTTACTAAAATTATTGAAATTAGGGGGTAAAAATGAGCTATTTTAAAGCTTTAAAGTTGACTAAAAAAGGTGAGCAATTACAAGCAAAAGTTAATGGGAATTTATCAGAAACCTTAGTTTTTACAAGGGCTAAATTAGGAGCAGGAACTATTACTTCTGAAGATGAAATAAGGTTTTTAACAGATATAAAAGAAATGTGGGGAACTGCAAATGTAAGTAGTTGTAAGATTGAAGGAGAAGACAAAAATAGAGTTGCTTTAGAATTACAGTTTTCTAATGCTGAATTAGTAGAAGATAAAATTTTTAGAGAAATTGGACTTTTTGCAAGAGGAAATGATAATGAGGAAATATTATATGCTTATGCAAATGCTGCTGATAAGTACGATTATATCCCACTTATGAAAGATAGTCCTCATTCGTTTATTATTGTAATTTCTTTTATTATAGCTAGTGGAACAAAAATAGATGCAAATATAGATTTAAATAGCTATATATCTTTAAAAAAATTTAATGAAGAAATGGCTAAGAAAGCTAATAAAACTGATAGAGCAAGTACAGAAGAATATGGACTTGTTAAGTATGGAACAGAAATTGGGACTGCTTTGGAAGGAAATAAAATAGAAGAAATAACTGGGAAAACTTATGGAGGTGTTTTAAATGAAGCAGGTTTAAAAGAAACAGGTAAAACCTACTTTGACAAAAATACAAAGAAGTTATACTTGTGTAAAAATAATAATACTGATATTTCAGCGAATGTTAATAATTATATAGCTATGGATAGTAATTCACTTTTGGAGAGGTTGGAAAATTTCATTAAAGTTAAAAATAATAAAATATTTACAATAGGTAATATTTGCATAGAAACTATAAATTGTACTCCAAATACAGTGGGTATTAGAACTGTAAATGTTGAAAGTGATTTCAAAAATATATTTAGTATATTTCTTACAGGCTACATTACAGAAGGTCAGACAGAAGAACATCTTATGCGACAAGTAGTTCATGATTACTATTCAAAAATAGTAGCAACTAAACAAGTTAAATTGTATGCCTCTGGAAATCAATCTTTAGAATTGACTATCATAGGAACAATTTAATTAAACTTTACTTTACTTGCAGAAAATAAAACTTGGTTATTAATGTCTTCTGAACTTGCTAAAACTATTTCATTTTCGATTTTAATGCTGCATATATTTAGTTTTAAATTCTACCAAGCTATAGTAGGCTATGAATGTGCTAATTAATGCTTTTAGCAGGATAACTTATAGTAAAATAATAAGCCCCTGCATTATCATCTGCTTCAGATTTTGCTAAATTCCCGTTAGCATACAAGAAAAATGTATTAGATTTAGAACTATTTCTATAAGAAGCACTAAAATATAGAGTCTCATTTGGTCTATACTTTTCAGGCAAATTAAAAATAGGTGTGTTAGCTTTATTAAAAAATGCTGTTCCACTGTCAACTATAAGAGTTACCATACCTGCAATTTTATATACTTTTACAAAAGTTGCATTTGGAATGTATAACCTTTCACTTTCAATTCTTGAGAAATTTTCCAATCTATAAACATTTTTAAATCTGCTTGTAGATGGAGCAAGCTACCTAAAATCAAATTTTTGAAAGGAGTTAAAACGTGAAAACAATAAATTTTTATAAAGGTACAGAATTAAAATATTCAGTATATGCCGATAGTTTAGATGAAGTAAAAAATAATCCTTTAAGTTACTACTCAGAATATAGAGAGAATATGATAATAACAGAAGAAGAATTTCAATATCCTATTCAAGATGAAAATGGTCTTAGAGAAATGAAAAAAGAAGAAAAAATTAAAGCTGGGATAGAGGTAACATTAGAGGAAGGAGAAGTTATAAAAAATAAGAAACTTCTAAAAATTGAAAAACCTTCAAAATATCACAAATGGCAGAATAGTGAGTGGTTTGTAAATTTGGAAGAGGTAAAAAATAGTAAAAGAGAAGAATTGAAAAGTATTAGAATACAAAAACTTTATGAGAATATTACAGTAAATGGAGATACTTTTCAAGTTAGAAAAGATGATTTAGATAATTTTTGGGAAGTTGATTATATCTTAGGTACAGGAGAAGTTGCAGAAACAGATACAAGAAACTGGATACTTGCAGATAATAGTATAAAAACTTTTACATATGCTCGAATAATGAATGTTCTAACAGAGTTTATAAAAAGAAAAGATAAAATATTTGATAAATTTGGTGAGTTATCTATAAAATTATCTACTGCTAAATCAGTAGAAGAAATTGAGAAAATAGAGTGGAAATAAAAGGAGGAAAAATGGGGAAGTTTAGTAAAAGAAGTTTAGACAATCTTGCAGGGTGTCATCCAGATTTAGTAAAAATAGCAAATCTTGCTATACAAAGAATTGATTTTACAATAATTGAAGGACATCGAACAGTAGAAGAACAGAGAAAAAAAATTAAACAAGGTTTTTCAAAAATAATGAATAGTAAGCATTGTGAAACACCTAGTAGAGCATTTGATTTTATTCCATATCCATTTAAACAAGAAGATTGGAATGATACAGAAAAATTTAATAAAATTGGAGAAGTCCTTTTAGAATGTGCAAAAGAATTAGGAATAAAAGCAAGGCGTGGAGCAGATTGGAATTTAAATGGAAGTACAAAAGATGAAGTTCAAAGAGGAAGTTATGACGGACCTCATTTTGAATTATTATCTGATGAAGAATTTAAAAAAATTAAAAAATAGGAGGAATAAAAATGGATAAACAATTATTATGGAAAGTATTGGAAACATTGGTAGCAGGGGTAGTGTATTTTATATTAAAATGGAGATATAGTGGGAAAGAGGCTGTTATAAAAGAAGTAGTAGCAGCTGAGATTAGTTTTGAAGGGAAAGGATTGGGTGCTTTAAAGAAACAAGCAGTCCAAGAATTTGTTTCAAGATTACCAGGTAAACTTCGTATTTTTATCAATGAAAAAACTATTGAAGATGCTGTACAAGAACTACAACCTTTCTTTAAAAAACTAAAAGAATCCAAAAAATAGGAGGAAAAAATGGAATTAAGTCCACTACTAACTGAACCAATAGGTGATAATAAGTGGATTTTAAAAGAAGAGTATAAGTATGAAATAAATGGTTTCGTTATAATAGTACCAAAAGGTTTTATTACTGATTTGGCAAGTGTCCCTAGAATTTTATGGGTATTTTTTCCACCATTTGGTAAATATACTAGGGCTGCAATCATTCATGATTACTTGTACTCTGAATTAAATGATACTTTTATAAATCGTTATTGGGCAGATAAAATATTTATTTTTATTATGAAAGAGCATGGAGTATCAACTTATAAGAGAGTTTCAATGTATCGTGCTGTAAGAATGTTTGGAGAGCCTTCTTGGAAAAGAAAAATCAAAAATGAAGGTTATGTTGAACAAGCTATTATAGACCATACGAAAGAAGCTATAAAATATAATAAAGAGATGAAAGAAAAATTAAAATTATAGGTGAGGGTAATGGAGAAAGAAAAGGGGATCATAAAGTTTGGAATAATTGTGGGAAGCTATTTAAGTTATTTTATAGGTGGTTGGAGCATATCTATGGAGGTAATGTTTATATTTATGGCTTGTGATTATATTACAGGTTATTTAAGGAGTTTACTTAAAAAGAAATTATCCTCTAAAACAGGGTATAAGGGCTTAATTAAAAAAACTGGATATATATTTGCAGTAATAGTTGGAGCTGCACTAGATAGGCTAATAATAGCAAATAACTTAAATGTTCCTATAACTATTCTTGGATTTCCTATTTCTTTCAAAATTATGATGATTTGTAGTATAGTAGGAACAGAAGGAATAAGTATAGTGGAAAATCTTAAAGAAATGGGATTAATAGTACCTTTTCCTATAAAGAAACTATTTAAACAGCTAAAGCAAGATGATACAAATGAAGATATAAAAAATAAAGAGCCTTAAAAAGCTCTTATTTTTTTAATTCAGGGGAGATTATAGTATAAAGTTTATATTGATAACCTTTATCAATATCTTTTTCTTTTAAATCTATTACACTCAAATTAATCTCATTATATTCTTTAATAAAATCCAT